AATTCCAACAACTTCTGGATTTAATGAGTTCCAAGTAACTGTTCAAAGAGTCTTTACTGACGAATTTACTGGATGGACTTTAGGAGAACTAGAAATATTTGATAATTTTGACGAATTATTCGATGGGGAAACAACTGCATTCCAGTTGACAAAAGATGGAATAGTCAAGTCCATTGTTGCGGGTAAAGGTTCTAATATTGATGTTCAGGAGGTAATCCTCGTTTTCATCAATGATATTCTCCAGGTTCCAGGAAAAGGATATGTATTTACTGGTGGAAGTATCATTACATTTACAGAAGCACCAAAAGTTGGTGATACTTCAAAAATTCTATTCTATAAGGGAACGGGAAGTATTGATGTAACTTCAAGAGAAGTTATTGAAACGGTAAAACCAGGTGATGAATTAACTATAGGGTATGATCCTTCGATAGGACAGCAACCATATCTTCAAGAAGACCCAAGAACGGTAACTTCAGTAACATCAACTGATTCTGTTGATACAATACCATATTTTGGTCCAGGAAATACTGAAGATGAGACATTGCTAAGACCTGTCATTTGGTGCAGACAAACTGAAGATAAGATTATCAACGGAAAAGAAGTTGGTAAAGATAGAGAACTCTATGAACCAAATATCAATCCAGTTGCATACATCACAAAATCTGTTGGTATTGGGTCTACGACAATTTATGTTGATAATGTAAGACCATTCTTTAATGCACAAAATGAAAGTGCAGTTTCAATTACATTCCAAAATAATGTAAGATTGATATCTCAAGATTCTAGAGTTGGTGCATCAGCGACTGCAATTGTATCTTCTGCAGGAACAATAACTTCTATTGTAATTAATGATGGTGGAAGTGGATACACTTCGAATCCTACTGTAAGCATTGGAAATACTCTTCAGTCTGTTGGAATTGGAACAACTGCAATTGCAACGTCTTCAATAACCGCAGGTATTGTAACTACTATTACATTAACTAATGCAGGAACTGGATATACACAAACTAATCCACCACAAGTATTAATATCTCCACCAACATTAATTATGGAAACAAATAGTGTTTCATCTTATTCTGGAGATTCTGGAATAATTGTTGGATTTGGAACAACCACTCAAGCATCTTTGGATAAATTTATTTTTGATTTGATTATTCCCCAAGATTCATTCTTCAGAAATGTGTCGTATGTTGGAACTGCAATTACACTAAGCGAAATTGGCGTCAATGATTATTTTGTAGTGAATAATTCAAACATTGGAGTTGCTTCTACAGCAATAACATCAAAAGATATTGGTGGAAATACTATTGGAATAGGAACTAGATTTGTTGATAATGTTTATCAAGTAGATTCTGTCAATACAGTACAATCTTCTGTGATAGGAATTGGACTAACTTATGTTAGAAGAGTTTCCGTAAGAATAGTTGGCGCAGGAATCACTAATTATGGAATTGTTACATCTTCAAATTATTTTGGAGAGTTTAGTTGGGGTAAAATTTCCCTGGAAAGTAGATCTGAGTCAAATATTTTCAATTTCTATGGTGATTCAGGAATTTCTGGTATTTCTACATCAGCTATCGTACAAAGAACAAAACCACTTAAATACACAAATTACTTGGAAATTTGAATAATAAATAGATAAAAAACTCCGTCAAATGGCTGCAATTATAACTGACCAAATTAGAATATTAAATGCGAAAAACTTTGTCTCGGATGTTGGTGTCAATACTTATTATTCTTTTATAGGACTTCCTAATCCTACAGATTATCAATCCAACTGGGATTCGAATCCACCAGCACCAAAAGACAATTTTGACCAAGAGAATGATTATTGGGATACAATGATTGCTTTGAAGAAAATTAATTCTTCAGACGTAAGACAAGTTGTTCAGAAAAGAATTTGGAGTTCTGGCACAACATACGATTATTATAGACACGATTATAGTAGAACAAATACTGCGAAAATTTCTGGAGCAACCAATTTATATTCATCAAATTACTTTGTAATTAACGACGATTACCAGGTTTATATTTGTTTGCAGAATGGAACTGATCCAGACAACCCAAATGGGAGACCATCACTTGACCAACCAAACTTTACAGACTTAGAACCAAGAGCTGCTGGAACTAGTGGTGATGGATATGTTTGGAAGTATCTTTATACGATCAAACCAAGTGAGGTAGTTAAATTTGAAACTGCAGACTTTATTCCAGTTCCTTCAGATTGGTTAACGGGGACAAATAATGCTGCAGTTAGAGATAATGCAGTCGATGGATCAATTAAAATTGTAGTCGTTACTGATAGAGGAGTTGGTCTTGGAACTGCAAACGTAACTTATACACGAGTACCAATTAAGGGTGATGGTATTGGTGCAGAATGCACTATTACAATCAATAATGATTCAAAAGTTGATTCAGTTACAATATCAAGTCAAGGTTCTGGATATACTTATGCTAATGTCGATTTAGTGGCAGGTGGAGTTCCAACAGGAACAACAATACCAAAATTTGATGTTATCATTCCACCTAAAGGAGGACATGGCGCAGATATTTACAGAGAACTTGGTGCGTATAATGTTCTTCTATATTCCAGAATAGAAAATGACAACGAAAATCCTGATTTTATAACAGGAAATCAAATAGCAAGAGTTGGAATAGTTCAGAATCCGGAACAATCTGCAGGTACAACATTATCTGCCGACAAAGTTAGTGCCGTATATGCACTTAGATTAACTGGCGCAGGTTATAGTTCTGCAACATTTACTGCAGATTCATACGTAACACAAACTATTGCAACTGGAACAACGGCTGTCGGTAGAGTTGTAAACTATGACCAAACAACAGGAGTCCTAAAGTATTGGCAAGATAGAAGTCTTGCAGGATTTAATACAGTAGGTACAGCACAAACTTTACCAAAATATGGATTTGAACTTAAAGAGTTTACATCATCTCCAGGAATTGGTGGAAATATAACAATCATTCCATCATCTGGTTCAAACTTGGCAATAGATACATCATTTACTGGTATCAGTACTGTAATAAATAATAGAACATACTATCTTGGTCAAACTTTTGTTAGTGGTGTTGCTGGTCCAGAAGTAAGAAAACATTCTGGAAATGTTATTTACGTCGATAACAGACCATCAATAACAAGATCATCCAATCAAAAAGAAGATATTAAAGTCATTTTGCAGTTCTAAAGAATTATGTCTCAGCAAACGAATCTCAACGTAGCTCCCTATTTTGACGATTATGATCCAGCAAGTGATTATCATAAAGTCCTCTTCAAACCAGGATATCCTGTTCAGGCAAGAGAATTAACAACCTTACAGTCAATACTGCAAAATCAAATTGAAAGGTTTGGTCGTCATTTATTTAAAGAAGGTGCCAAGGTAATACCAGGAAATACTTTATATAATTCAAAATATCCTTGTATTCAATTGAATACAACTTATCAGGGTGTTCCTGTCGCGGCTTATGCGGACCAATTAGTAGGAACAAAGATTACTGGCCAATCTTCGGGAATTTCTGCTTTTGTTGATAAAATTTTACTACCTCAAGATTCGGAAAGAGGCGTTTTAACGTTATATATCAATTATTTAAATTCTAGCACCACAAATAATTCATCAGAAACTTTTTTTGATGGAGAACTTCTTACTTGCAGTGCTACACTAACTTCAGGTTTATTGGGAAATACTTCCATTACATCAGGAAGTCCTTTTGCAATAACTATAGAAAATAATGCTGCTGCAATTGGATGTGCTTATTCAATTCAAGATGGTGTTTATTTTGTACGTGGAAATTTTGTTAATGTACAAAAAGAAACTTTAATTCTTGATCAATATTCAAACACTCCAAATTATAGAGTTGGTTTATATGTCCAAGAGGATATTGTAAATGCAAATATTGACGAAACTTTAAATGACAATTCTCAAGGATTTAACAACTATTCAGCTCCTGGTGCAGATAGACTTAAAATATCTTTAAGACTATTTAAAAAATCTTTGGATGATAATAATGACAATAATTTTGTAGAACTAGCCAGCCTGAGAAATGGAAAAATAAGTTCTGTTTATGAAAGGGGTGATTTAGGGGGAGGTCCTGGATATAATGAAGTTATTGATCTTCTTGCTAGTAGAACTTATGCAGAATCTGGAGACTATTTTGTAAAGCCATTTGATATAAATTTAGTAGATTCTTTAAATGATGATGTTGGAAATAGAGGTTTATTTCAAACAGGACAACTAACTTATAACGGATCTGTCCCATCTGACGATTTAGCAGTTTATCAGATCTCTTCAGGTAGAGCATTTATTCGTGGTTACGATTGCAACGTTCCAAATCAAACTTTTCTTGATGTAGATAAACCAAGAACAACAAAAACTTTAAAAGACCAATCTATAATTTATAATACAGGACCAACATTAAAACTCAATAGAGTATATGGAAGTCCAATTTTAGGAATTGGAAATACTTATGCGTTAAGCTTAAGAGATCAAAGAAGAGCATCTGGAATAGCAACTGTAGGAAAGGAAATTGGTGTTGCTAGGGTTTATGATTGTAGATTAGAGTCTGGTTCTTATAGTGCGTCTAATGCAAATACTAACCAGTGGAATATTTCCTTATATGATGTTCAAACTTTTACAGATCTTACTTTAAATTCTGCAGTAGATTTATCTGTACCAACTTATGTAAAGGGTGCTAATAGTGGTGCAACAGGATTCATAAGATATGATGTTTCTTCTGGAGTAGCAGTAACTGTATACAATACTACTGGAGAATTTATTCCAAATGAGTCTTTAATTTTTGATGGAATTGGTAATGGAAGAATTGCAATTGCAGTTACAACATATTCCATATCTGATGTAAAATCTGTCCATGGAACTAACGACGGAATTGTGGGTGTTGGATCTACTTTCCTCGGAGATGTAATTCAATCAATAGGATATAATGTTGGTATTGCTACAATTAGTGCAGCAGGTGGTGGAATTAGCACAGTAAGAAGTTCAAATCAAGATTTTCCAGGAACTATTGTAAGAAAAAATAATCTAGTACAATATACCAACCCAGCAAGTCCAAATATTAATTATGCTAAAGTAGTTAGTGTTGGTGCTACATCTATTGTTATTGAAGCAGTAACTAATGTTACTGGGGTTGTATCAGGTGATCTCCCAACCTCTCAGTTAAATGTTACAGACTTTAAGATTTTGGCAACAAAACTTGAAAGATCTACCGATAATACTTTATATACAAGATTACCAAAAGTAAATATTGCATCTGTAGATTTAACTAATGCACAATTAACCATTAGGAAGACTTTTACAGTTAATATTTCTGGAAATCAACTTTCCTCTCCAGTCAATGCAGGAACAAATGAGACTTTCTTAGGATTTGATGAAGAGAGATATTCTTTAATCAGATCAGATGGAACAACAGAAGAATTGACGGCAGATAAATTTGCGTTCCTACTTGGAGGTTCCCAATTACAAATTTATAATTTGGGCAGTAATGATACTGGTGCAACATTAACAGCAACTCTAAGAAAAATTAAACCTAAAGCAAAGGAAAAAATTAAAAATAGAGTTAATAGCATTACCATCACAAAATCAAAATATTCTGCTTCTGGAATTGGTTCTACAACATTAAATGATGGTTTATCTTATGGAAACTATCCTTTTGGAACTAGAGTTCAGGATGAGATTTTGTCATTGAATGTTCCCGACATCATTGAAATTCACGGAATTTTTGAATCAACTAGTGCTTCGGATAACGCAACTGCTCCAAGAGTAGTTTTATCTTCAATTATAAGCGAATCAACAACAACATCTGAACTTATAGTAGGAGAACTTATAAAAGGACAAACAAGTGGTGCCGTTGCCATAGTTGCAGAAAAACTCACAGATTCTCAAATCTCTTTTGTTTATAAAAACCAAGGTGGATATAGATTTAAGGAAGGAGAAACCCTGACATTTGCAGAATCAAATGTTACCGCAACTGCTCTCACAATAGATTCTCCAAGTTTTGATATATCACACAATTATACTTTTAAAACTGGTCAGCAAGACACATATTATGGATATGGTTCTCTGATAAGAAATGAACAATCGCAAGAGCCATCCAAAAAGTTAAAAGTATATTTCTCCAATGGATACTTTGATGCAACCGATGATGGAGATATTACAACTGTAGAATCATATAAGCAGTTTAATTATAGTAAAGATATTTTATCAGTTGGAAATGTTTCTCCAAAAGACACTATTGATATTAGACCAAGAGTGTCGCAATTTAATGTTCAAGAAAATGCTCGCTCTCCTTTAGAGTTCTATGGAAGAACATTTAATCCATCTCTTGGATCTGCCAAAAATATTTTGGCATCTGATGAAACAATACTGACAACATTTTCATATTATCAGGGAAGAATTGATAGAATTTTCTTAACAAGAGAAGGGGTTTTCCAAGTTAAATATGGACAACCTTCTGATAAACCAGAAATGCCGGTTTCTGTTGACGAGGCACTTGAAATAGCAACAATAACTTTCCCACCATATCTTTATAGAACAGAGCAAGCATCAATCAAATATCTTGAGCATAAAAGATATAGAATGGTTGATATTAAGCAACTCGAAACCAGAATCAGAAATTTAGAGTATTATACAACTTTATCTCTACTTGAAACAAATACTGCAAACTTGTTTATTCCAGATGCAGATGGCTTTAATAGATTTAAATCTGGATTCCTTGTTGATAATTTCTCATCATTTATTTCTCAAGAAACAAATTATGGAATTAAAAATAGTATAGATTTAACAAATAAAGAACTTAGACCAGCTCACTATACAAATTCAATAGATTTGATTTTTGGTCCAGTATCAAATACAAGTCCAACTGAGTTCAGTCCTATTGAAGGGGTTAATATAAGAAAATCTAATGATGTCATTACTCTCGATTATGCTGAAGTTGAATGGTTGAAGCATTCGTATGGAACTAGACTTGAAAGTGTAACTCCTTTCTTGGTCAATTTCTGGGAAGGAACATTAGAATTAACCCCAGAATCAGATACTTGGGTTGATACTACAAGATTAGAAGCTAGAATTATTGAAACTGAGGGTAACTATGCTCAAACTGTAAATGATTTAGCTAGAACCGACAATTTAGACCCCCAGACAGGTTTTGCTCCTGTTGTTTGGGGTGCTTGGGTTGCAAACTGGACAGGTGCAACTCAAATTGTAAGAAGTACAACACAAACCAATGAATGGCGTGGTGGAGATGGTTGGGCTGAGCAAATAACTAGACTCAATACATTTGAAGAAACTAGAGAGGCTGGAAGTGAATCTAGAACTGGAACTCAAATAGTTGTTACTGAACAATTTGATAGAACATCAGTTGGTGATAGAGTCGTAAGTAGAGAGCTCATACCATTTATGAGATCCAGAAATATTGAATTCTTTGCTAGAAAAGTAAAACCATTAACCAGAGTCTATCCATTCTTTAATGGTGTGGATATGTCAAGGTTCTGTGTACCAAAACTTCTAGAAGTTTCTATGGTATCTGGAACTTTCCAAGTTGGAGAAACAGTATCGGGAACAGTCATTACAACAGGATTAAATCCACAATTATTCGATAGAGTTCCAAGAATATCATTTAGACTTGCACAAGCAAATCATAGGGAAGGACCATATGATTCTCCAACAAGAATTTATAGATTAAATCCATATGACAGTGCTAATCAACCTTTACCTTCAACATATTCTTCTACTTCAACAATTCTAAATGTTGATACATATTCTCTAGCTGCTCAAGTTTTAGGACAATTTAGTGGATATATTGATATTGGTATGTCTTTAGTGGGTCAAACCAGTGGTGCCAGAGCAACAATTACCAATAACAGATTAATATCAGACTTATCTGCAGTTGTTGCTGGAAGTCTTTTTGTTCCAAATCCAAACTGTGTAAATCATCCAAGATTTGCTGTTGGAGATATTCCTTTCAGACTTATTAGCGATTCAAATAATAATGTAGATCTTTCAACTACTATAGCAGAAAGAAATTTCTCTGCTTCTGGAACTCACGAAACCGTACAAGAAAACATCATTTCTGTAAGAAATGCAAATGTTCAAGTTCAAACAGCAAGACAGGATAGAGGAATTACAAGATCTCTTGGCACAAGGCTTGCATCAAGTGAAATTATTAGCAGAAACTTCTGGACTTGGGATGTTGGTGGTGGAGGAGGTGATCCACTAGCACAAACATTCTTTATAAATGAAACCACAGGAATTTTTGTCACCAAATGCGATTTCTTCTTTGGAACTAAAGATGACATGGATATTCCACTCATGTTCTCTATAAGACCAGTTGTAAATGGATTCCCAACTCAAGAGATGCTTCCATTCTCTGTGATTGTTGTTGATCCAGATCAAATTAATACATCTAGTGATGGATCAGTAGCAACTACAATCGAATTTGATGCACCTGTTTATCTTGAAAGTGGAAGAGAATATGCTTTAATCCTTGATTCACAATCTACAAAGTACAATGTTTTCATCTCAAGAGTTGGGGAAAATGATTTAATAACTGATGAATTTGTTGCACAACAACCATATCTTGGATCTCTCTTAAAATCGCAAAATGGGTCAACATGGGAACCAAGTCAGTGGGATGATCTCAAATTTACTTTGTATAGAGCAGATTTTGTTGAGTCTGGATCTGTCGAGTTGTACAATCCACAACTTAGAGAAGGAAACGGTCAAATACCAACTCTTCTCCCAGATGCTCTCACTCCAAATTCAAGAAGAATTAGAGTTGGATTAGGAACAACTCTTGCTGATTCTGGATATGTACTTGGAAATACTTTCTCACAATTAGGAACATATGGCACCGGCAATTTAGTTGGTGTTGCTGGTTCAGCGACTGGTTCTCTAACTGTTTCCAATGCTGGTATTGGATATACACCTTCAATTTCTGGATATACTTTCCCTGGCGTAAATCTTGTTACTTTGACAGGAAATGGAAGAGGTGCAACAGCAGAGGTTAGTATTTCTAATGGTGTCGCTATTGCTGCTACTATTACAAATGGTGGATCAGGATATCAAATTGGAGATGTTTTGGGGATTACAACTATAGGTATTGCATCTATCGGAAGAGATGCAAGATTTACAGTAGTTTCTATTGGAACAACAAGTGAACTAATTTTAGATAACGTCCAAGGAAACTTTTTAACTGGTGCTGGATATACAATGATGTATACCAACAGCTCTGGTATAGTTACAACTTTAAATTATTCTAGAGGAGGTAATGTAACTCCAACATCAATAGTGGTTGAAAATGATGGACTTCACATTAAAGTCAATCATAAAAACCATGGAATGTATGCTCCAGAAAACTTTGTAGAAATAAAAGGTGTCCTTTCCGATATAGTTCCAACAAGATTAACAGCGCAATATGACGCAACTTCAACAGGACCAATTGCAATTCAAGATCCAACAAACTTTGGAACATTTGAAAATGTTGGTGTTGGAACTACAAATACGGGATATGTATTAATTGAAAATGAAATCATCGAATACACATCAGTTTCTGGAAGCAACCTTGGAGGAAATATTGTAAGGGGAATTAATCCCCGCACATACCCAGTAGGAACTCCTGTTTACAAATATGAACTTGGTGGAGTTAATCTTTCTAGGATAAACAAAGTCCATAGTTTGTCTGATGCAACGGTATCGAATCCTATTACGTTCGATTCATACCATCTAAAATTAGATATGGAAGCACTTAATGTAAATAATGACGATAGAAGTGATGATGTTGGATATCCAGCTCTATATCTAAATCAAACTAAGTCTGCTGGTGGTTATAACATCAGAGCATCTCAAAATATGCCATTTGAGATTATAACCCCTATGGTACAAAATGTTACTGTTAGTGGAACCAATTTGAGTGGAGAAATCAAGACGACTACTGGTAAGAGTATGAGTGGTAATGAGATACCGTTTGTAGATAATGGTTTTGAACCAATAACTATCAATGAACCAAATTATTTGGATACTCCAAGAATTATAGCATCGGACATTAACGAATCAAATAGACTTCTTGGAAATAAATCCTTGAACATGAGACTTTTACTGAATACAACTGATAGTAGAATTACTCCAATTATTGATGCACAAAGAATAAATGTCATTACAACTTCAAATAGAGTCAATGACATTATTGAAAACTATGCAACAGATAGAAGAGTAAATGGGTTTACTTCAGATCCAACAGCTTGTCAGTATATTTCTAAAGAGATTCTTTTAGAAAATTCAGCATCTTCTATCAAGATTTTGGTTGCTGCTCATGTAAATGTAAATTCTGATATTAGAGCATTCTATGCAATTGGAAATGAACCAGGATTTAATCCAATATTTGCACCATTCCCAGGTTATTCAAACTTGGATGTTAGAAATAGGATTATTGCTGCAGAAAACAACAATGGAGAACCAGATGTATTTGTTTCAAAAACAAATTCATATGGATTTGGAAATGATGTTGAATTCAAAGAATATACGTTTAGCATAGATCAGTTACCACCATTTAGAACATATAGAGTTAAGTTGATTTTAACATCAACAAGTCAAGTATATGTTCCAAGACTTAAAGACTTAAGAGTAATTGCTCTTGCATAATATGGAAAAACACGGAGTTGAAGGATATTCGGATCTCGCAAGAGATCCGGATACAAATTGCATATTAAATGTAAATCGTTCTGAATATGAGCAGTATATTGCTAGAAGAGTAGCAAAAAATGAAAAGAATCAAAAGGTACAAACAATTGAACAAGAAGTTGCTAGTATGAAAGGTGATATTGATGAGATAAAATCACTACTAAAGGAGTTGTTAAATGGATCCCGACAAAATTGAGCTAGAAAATTTGAGCAAGAGTTTTGAATTCTTTAAAGTTTCTGCAGAAATAGATAATATAGATGATATTGACCAATTAAGACTTATAGCAAAGTCTTATTATAAATTATATCTCAAACAACAGGAAGTTGTATCAACACTAGGCTTAATGGGAGTATCAGATGGCGAGTAAGACAATCACATTTGACCCAAATGCTGGAGTTCCAGTTGGAGCAAACCTTACTATACATACAGGTGCAGATTTTGTAACTAATTTTACAGTACAGAACACTTCAAATTCTGCATTTAATCTTACAGGATATACTGGATCGGCAGCAATGTCTAAAAGTGTTTCTATTGGTGCAACACTTGGAATAACAACTTCATTTGCAGTTGGGTTTACTAGTGCATATGCTGGTAAATTTAAAGTTTCTTTGGGTTCCACTCAAACTAGATCATTAAAAGAGGGTAGATATGTATATAACATATTAGTAAGTTCAGGTTCAACTGTTTATAATTTGGTAAACGGTAATGTTTTAGTT